TGCGTCTTCTACTTGGACTGCGTCTTCTACTTGGACTGCGTCTTCTACTTGGACTGCGTCTTCTACTTGGACTGCGTCTTCTACTTGGACTGCGTCTTCTACTTGGACTGCGTCTTCTACTTGGACTACGGCTTTGCTTTTTCCGATTGTTGTTTCCCCTTACGTAGATCGGTATTTCTTCGTCATCCAAATCGGTGATCTGGAATCTTCCCTTTTGCATGCGTTTATTAATCAATCATATTGATTCATTAAAAAGTAAAAAAAAATAAAAAGCCTGTTTTTTGGGTATCTCCTCCAAAGTAATTTAAAGCCTTGAATAATGATAAGAAAAATGAGCACAGCAGTAGCAAGAAAAGAAGGAAAGGTATCCGCAAAGCGATCCCCCAAGAAACTCGAAACCGAATCATCTGAACCCGTTTCAGCCCAAGCTGCTGAACCCCAAACCCAACAGGTTGCTAAGAAGGTGAAGGCAGCTAAAAGCGCTGAAGCCGCACCTGCTGGTAAAAGCGCTGAAGCCGCAGCGGCAAAGGCACCCGTACGTCGAGCAAAGAAAGCTTCAGAATCTTCTGAAGCTGATGCTTCGAAGTCTGTCCCTGAAGACAAGGTAGAGTCCAAAGAAGCCGATGAAGCTGCGGCAGAGTCGGAACAAACCACCGAGAATGGTTCAAAAGATAAGTTGAGCAGGAAGAAGAAAACCTATCATCAGTTGGTCTCCGAATTGGACAATTTGAACCAATTATTGGAACGTTACGTCAGCGAACACAAAGACCAAAAGGTACCTGGGTTGTCTAAATTCCTGAAAGACCTCGAAAAGGGTATTAAGAAGGCTAGATTCCATGTTCAAAAGATTGGCAAGAACAAGTCTTCTTCTTCCGGTCAAAACTCTCAATCAGGATTCCAGAAGCCTGTTCGAATTAGCGAAGCGGTTTCCCGTTTCACCGGATGGGATGTGAACGAACCAAGAGCAAGAGTTGACGTTACCAATTACGTGTGTGAGTACATTAAGAGAAATGACCTCCAGAGTCCTAAAGATAAGCGAGTAATTTTGGCCGATGAAAAACTTAGAGACCTTCTTGAGTACCAATCTGAAAGAGACGGAGATTTGACCTACGCAACTATCCAGAAGCTATTGGCCAAGCATTACACATCGATAGCCGCAGCATCCGCCTAAAGCACCTACTTAGGTATTCCTTATTCAAAAAAAATAAGGAATAAATGTTCAAGATTTTTCCGCCATAAATAAAAATGACGACAACATTGGGACCGATCACAACTAGCATGATGAGTACAAGTCCCGCGCCAGAAGGTTCCACTTTAGAAGCTACTTTATTAGAATTATGTCGCTTCTTGAACTTTCCAGATGAGAAACTAGAGCGTATGCGAGCGGAATATAGCGCGCTGGACGCAGAAGCACGGCGGCAATATTTGAGAGGAGAAATAGTGAAATTGTCAGGTTGTTCGAAAGATTTAATTGACGAAGATTTGAATAAATGCGCACAAAATACGCTTTTACAGTACTTTTTTCTTCTTCTTGAGCTCCAGAAGTACCAGAATGTGCTTCCCGAAGAACGTATGCGTGAACGTCTCGAAAAGTTGTTTACATACACAGAAGGTAATACACTTCCTCAAAATACGGAATTATTAATCAGAGAACTTAAAAAACTTGAAGAACTTCAACGACCACCCAAAAGCAATACAATTTGGTTTATTGTGGGAGGAGTCGCACTCTTAGTTGTAGTGGTCGTTTTGTACTACTTCCTGGTTCGTAAAAAGTCGTCTTTACAACCGCCTGTACAACAAGAAGCACAAGAAGCACAAGAAGCACTTCTTCAGCCCATACCGACAACGCCGTCGGCGCCGACAACCCCGGCGGCACCAAGCAAACGAGTTCGAAATAAAGCGATAAAAAAAAGGTAATAAATAAAGATGAGTGACCGATATGATTATGGTTCTCCAGAAGGGGACTATCTTAGTCCTAGACAGGACATTGTGAATGTGTACCGAGATCGTGAACGTGTAGGTGGTTTTGGAGATGTGATGGCTACAACCATGGCGTTCACAAAAAAATATGGAAAGGATTTTGAGCGTTTGAATCGGATGATGGCTCGATTGCAACCTGAAGATCGTGCCATAGCTCAATTGGAGGGATACTACATGGAGGTGGATAAGTATTTGTCTATCCCGGTGCAGAATGGTATGAGGACCGTTGTGGCACTTTTTCGAAAGGCTCCTAGAAACATTTACAAGAATCCGCAGATGTTTCTTTTAGGTTGGTTAATGTATGTAGAAGGTCTTTATTTTGCGAATCGAGCAATCAAAGAGACCCAGCAGACCGAAATCTCCCTGGTCGATGTTATTCGATATCAAAAGCTTGTTCAACGATTGGATCAGCAGCAATAGGGCACTCCTCAATATCCATTTCTTCCTCTTTCTCGTCCTCCTCCTCTTCAAGTTCTTGTTCATCTTCGTGTTGGGATTGTTGGGAATGCGAATCGGAAGTAGGTGAATTAGGATTGAACATGATATTATCAGAAGATATTTGCAGGCCTCTGATGGAATGGATATACGTGTGAACCGTGTGAACCGTGTGTCCAGTTCCGGTTTCAAGATGGATATCGTTAGGGGTAATTTTCTTCAGGGTAATATACAAGTGAATAAGAGAAAGCAAGTACTTTTGTTGTGACATTTCGAGGTTATACTGGGATGCCATTCGCAATACGAAATCGTGAATGAGGTTATCCTTAATGGTTTTACGTTTGATTTCTTTCCATGATTTGAAATGAATATATTGTAGGTTAAGGCCCACAATATATATGAAAAAATCGATAATATCTTGGGGAGTGGACTGGGTAAGCTCTACAGTGTGTTGTTTAAAAATAAGTTTATTTTGGGTAATGTGGGTTCCGTACGGGGCATCACCGAGTGAGACTCTTTCGACAATTGAGCTCCAAGTTGGGGTGAGCGTTACATCATGTTTAAGTAGATTCGGGTAAAGTATCATCCAATTTATTTGTAGGGGTTACGTTATTAATATGATTAATGTGCCCCAAGAATTTATTGGTAGACGCTACACTTTGTTCAATGGCGGTTTGGAGTAGAGACGCGTATTGGGTATACAGGTTGAAATTCACCCCGTGCTGATATAGAATGTATCGGATGGGTTGCTCAGGGCTCCATGTGTAGTAGGTATAACCGTAGTGGGAATACTTCTCTAGGAGCTCGGTGAGTTGTTGCTCAAATTCGGATTGTATGGAGATAGCATTGAAAAAGGAATACTTGGGAAGAAGGTGTAAGACGTGGTCTTCAGGGGAGACCCAAACAATGAATCGAGAAAGTTCGTGGCCTCTATATGTATTCTTCTGTTTGAGATATTCCCTTAAAGGACTTAGGCTTTGGATGTATCCACTTGGAGAATATTCCTGTAGCTTTTCAAGAACTTGTTGGGGATTCTGGAACTTTTCCAGTACTTGATGTAAGTAGCTAAAATGGGAAGATATCGGATTGCTCTGAAGAACGGATTCAGCATTGAACCACTTAGCACTTTGATTACTGTACTCAAATATTCTCTTATCGGGTTGATCGCTAATTTCAAGTATATCTTGCTTTTCGTCGAGTTTATACTCCATTTTAAGGTATTCCTTAATAATTCTTTGTGAATCTTGAGTGTCGTTCATGCTTCAAATTTAAAGACATGGTCTTATGTTTTTAAATGAGTATTGACTTGATTACAAGATATTATAAGGAGAATAAAAGCTTATATGAAATAGCCCAACTGATGAATGTGCCATTGGGTTCGGTTCGGTCGATCGCCAATGAGACTAAGGTGATATTATGGCACCTCAAGGCATTTTGCAGGGAGAATCGTGGAAAGGATATATTACTTTTCGATCTAGAAACAACCGGATTACCTCATCGTAAGGGATTCAACCAATACTATTCCTATACCGAAAACAACCACTACGATTCATCTCGAATTGTCCAATTGGCCTACTGCAGGTTTCGAATAGGAGAAACCCCAGAAGATGCACTACAAATCTTCAACTACTTTCGTCTTCCGGAAGACTTCCAGTTGACACCTGAATCAGTTAAAATCCACGGGATCACTTCGGAGCAACTGCAGGAACAGGGTAGACGTTGGGAAGATATCATCCATAGGGACAGTCGGTTTATCCAAGACTTAAACGAATGTGACTATATCATCGCTCATAACGTCCAATTTGACATGAATATTCTTCTGAACGAACTACATCGTATCAAACACCCCATCTCTTTGAAATGGACGAATAAAGTGCGATGTACTTGCAAATTGACCGATTATACCCGCCTCAAGGACTTGTATGAGCTGTGCTATTCTGGTTATTCTGGACAGAAGAATATCCGATATCACGATGCGAGTGGCGATGTCTTGGCATTGTATAGGATTTTGGATGCAATGTCAAAAGATTATGATGAAGAATAAAATGCTCCACCAATACGAAATCATTCGTGGGTATCCCTCTAATTATTCTGCTTCCGACACGGATATTTGGGAAGCTAGGGACCTTCGAACCGGGAAACCAGTCATCTTTAAAGTGTTCATTGCGGACTATACCATCCAGACGGGCAAACGAAAGAAAACGATTACAAATCCGAATACGGAACTCTTACTCCATGAAATCCGGGTGTACGAATTCTTAAAGAAGAAGTTGATTTATCCCAAAAACGTGCGAAACATAGTTTGCATCCAGGCCAACTTTTCTTTTACCCAGGAAGACCTTGCAGAAGCTCTCCAAAAGCCAAGATTAAATCTTTCGGGGGAAACCATAGCGGGCAATATAATGCGTAATTTTAAATATCTCGTACTTGCTGTTTCAGAAGACGAGAACAGACAGTCTATTACTGCTACGTTACCTTTTTCGGAGAAGGACTATCTGGACTATCAGACAGATTTGTCCCTTCGGAAAGGAATTGCATACGATAAAGTTGTGTTCCAATATGACTGTATTGTGACCCCCAAAATTAAATCTTTCACATTTTCAGAATTCGTTCAATTCGAGCGAATTTCTCTTTCGGAATTTGCTCGTTATATTTTTATCATATCGTGTACGTTGTATCTTCTGTCTTCGTGTGGAATTAATCAGAATGATACGCATTGGCGAAACATTCTTTTGGATAACACGTACTTTGGACCTTCTTCTTATCATAAGCGGGATTATTTTTTGGTTTACAAGGATTACGTTCTTTATATTGACAATACCTACGTACCGTTCATCTTGGATTTCGACCGGGCGGCTATACAGGGGCGGATTATAAAGCGAATGGTTTCCGATAAGTCATACGTTTCGGCAGGTAATTGTCCCAAATTTCATCCTAAAAGAGATTTCTTAAGAATGATGTGTTCTATCTATTACTACCTGACAAAGTATCATTCAAATTTACCGGGGAAAGACGCTTTCTTGAGGGAAATGATGACCACCCTAATTCATTCAGAGTTGATCCGTAAAACGTTCCGAATTGGGGTCTATACCAAAGATGCGTGTAAGATGTCCGGAGATAGAGCTTACTCATTACTATGCAAATCCAATGTCTTAAAAGATGTTTCTTCGCCCGATGAATTCTTAGATTGGTTTCTCTCTAAGACTGATTACATGTATTTTAACTGGAAAGAAGTTATCTCAGGTACATATAGTGCGCGTTCGACCGAACTACTTGGTAAATTTTGTCGCTCCCTACCTCAAGGGTCTAACCAAGTGAGACAATCTATTCTCGCAAACGTTCAATTCATCCAAGATAAATCTGAAGGTGACCAGGCTCGTTTCGTAGATTATATTCTCAACTTTCATATGAAACGACAATCCGAAGCTTGTCGAATCCTGTAAGTCTTCAAAAGTCCTCAAAAGTCTCAACTGAGGGTAAAAAGGTACATCGTTTGATTGAGGGAACTTACCATTTCATCTCGAATATTGACTAAGTCGGAATCCTGAACGGAATCCAGTTGTAAATCCTTCAAGTAGAGAATCAAATGCTTAAGCAAATTCTTGGCATCCGCGTCGGAAATTACTCGAACCGGAATGCTAGAATGTTTGGCCTTAAAATGGAGGATTTGTTGCCGCCCATACTTTCCTATGTATGTTTCCACAAATTGGTCCATCAAAGCTTGAATTTTAGAGAAACAGTCATCGGAGGCTTTGTGTCTTGCGTAGGAACCTGTAGCCCAATGATAGACTTTAAGGTTATTCAGAAAGTAGAAAAACTCATATACGAACATTTTTATTTACCCTAGTAAAAATAAAAATTTATGTAATGAATACTTGAAATCGATACTTATCGAAGTCGATAATAGATACAATAGGCGTTGTAGTTTTGTAGTCCTTATGTCGATTATATAGAAAAAAAAGTGCTTGAGTTAAGGCATCAGAGACGTCATGTTGTCGTGATAAAGCATCAAACTCAGTTTGTAACCAGGGACGTGTTGTACTTTTAAGCTTGTATTGCATGACCCGAATACTACGTTCTTTACGCTGTTCATAATCAATTTGAGGTCCCCATCCAAAAAACTTGTGAACACTTCGAGGTGAAATCAGCACAGCTTTGTCTCTAAACTGGTAAAACAATAATTGTTCTACGGCTGTGTGTCCTTGGAAAGGTTGACGTTCGATTAGAACGTGTTCCGCAATCATAAATGCTTCCTGATTCAGGTAAGTAATATGGCTGAGCCAATCCGAAACCGTTTTGGAATGCTTTAATGGACAATTTTTCTTTGCTTCTTCATCTAGATGGTGAAACTGGGTAATATCGACCAACTCAAACCATACAATATCTTGGAAGGTGAAATCAGGGTTCATCTCAAGTAACATAAGAGCCAAGTGATGAATCCCGATATCAATGCTCATTATAAATTTACGGTCGGATAGGTCGGGCGATTTTGTATCCATACTTAAATTTATAATATTAAACTGGGTTTTAAGTTGGTTTTGGACCACCCATGTTTTTGAACAAGTCTCCGAGGTTAGGTAGACATTCGCCTCCTCCACCCGTCATAGACTTCATGAGGCCATCCATCATCTGTCCCATTTCAGGTTGGTCTTTCGACATTGAACCCATCATCCCCTGAACGACGCCCAACATTTTGGACATATCGAGCTGCCCATCGTTAATCTGACTATTCATGGAGCCCAGAATTTCCGAGAAAACGCCCGAACTCATTAACTGTCCAATGGCCTCAAAAGGATTAGAAGAATTCTCCAAATTAACGTTCTTTTCGACCTTCTCAATGATATCTGTCAGGAAATTGGTTTCATTCTTACCGGCTTTAGCATCTTTTAGGATTTGTTTGGCCTTCCCCGCGCTGTCTACAAGTGCGCTGATGGTAAGGATATGCTGCCACATCACATTCTTCTGGTCTTTATCGGCCAATCCAAACAAGTCTTTGAGATTAATAAATACACGTTCGGAGTATACTATTTTATCCTGGACTAGTTGAGCATGGGTTTTACCATAGATTGCGGATCGATTTGCTACACAGAATGTCTTGAAAGCTTGTACGTGCTTACGAATGGCCAGTTCATGAGAAAATGTCGTATGTTCAATCAATCTAGCGTACAACCGTAGAGGTTTGTTTCTAGTTCCAAATTCTTCGTGAATGGCCATGATAAAGGAATGAATAGCCTTGAACGGAAGTAATAGTGATTCAGATTCGGATTTCTGTTCCACGATGGTGGGTTCGGGTTCGGGAATGACACGATTGTCTTCTGTCACAACTGCGAGCGGTAAATCCGAAACAGGAGCTTCGTCTGTCGGCGTTTGTACCTGAACTGCTTCAACGACCGGTTGTACCGGTTGTACCGGTTGTACCGGTTGTACTGGTTGAACTGGTTCATCCGCTGGTTCATCCGCTGGTTCATCCGCTGGTTCATCCGCTGGTTCATCCGCTGGTTCATCCGATGGTTCATCCGCTGGTTCATCCGATGGTTCATCCGCTGGTTCATCCGTTTGTACCTGAACTGCTTGAGCTGGTTCCTCCGTTGGCACTGGGTTAGAAATTATGACTTCATTTTCAACGACCGATGTAGGTAGGTTTTCGTCCATTTTACTTTAATAATATATTTTCAGTGTTTAAATAAAATATGTCTATTTCTTACTCAGGAATTGTAAATTACGGAAAAGCAATATTACCTTCGGTTGAAAGTTGGGGAAGCAATAATAATATTCTTCGAGATCCACCACGTTCGATTACTACGCGCCGAGTAGACAAGGTATCGGAAACGATGATGATTGACCAGGAAATCCAGGAGAGTGGAAATCGAGTTGCAGAGTCTATCCGAGTTTATCCTCGAGGAGCCAATGTGATGGTTGGAGTATCTTTCGACAATTACGGGTCAAATGGTGGAAACGGAATTGGTCAGAACTTGCTCTACCGTGGTCAACAAAGCAAACTACCTTATCGTGTGGGTAAAGATGGCGCATTTAGACCTCCGATTCTTACACCTGTCGACTTGCTACCTCTTTCACGTCTTCCGCGTAACAACGTAACCGTTAATCCGGTGGCGTATACAGCAGACTTTACTAGAAAGCTGGTTTGTCCGGGAACTGCAAAAGACTATCGCTCTGTGAAGAATGAGACGATGCAAGTTAACGCGACCGTTCCCAAGGTGCAATACATTCGAACTCCAGTGGAAGTAGGAGTTGCTCAGAATATTCAGGACAAAATCCAGGCAACGACTACAGCTGCGAAAGTTCAGTATATTCGAAAACCAGTTGAAGTAGGAGTTACCCAGAATATCCAGGGTAAACTTCAAGTTCAAGGAGAGACACAAAGAACCCATAGAGTGGAAAAACCGGTAGTTGTAGGTGTCGGTCAACATATTAAAGAGGAAGTGATACACCCCGAAGCTTATTCTAATATCCGTATCTACGATAATGCCAATCATAACTCGGTCAAGTACACAAATGACTCTGTAAAAAGCCACGTGATTCATTATAACACATCTGCAAATCGAAGCCAGAATATTAATAAGAGAGTAGTTGAATCTAAGATCGTTTATCAACCTAATCTTAAGGTCCACGCGTCTGCGACTTCGGGAATGAAAGGTACAACCGTAAAATATAATCTTCACGAAACTCAGGAACTCAAGGATAAGCCTGTACTGAGAGGAGAGATCCACGTCAATCATTCTCAGAGAGGAGTGTACGGTGCGCAGTCGCAACAACCGATGTCGCGCGACTTGTTCCTTGCCAAGAAGGCTTCAGTCGGTTCTAAAGAGTCTGCGCCGATGATACCTAGCTTTGACCGGAACTTTGGAGAACGTAAATTGAACGGACGTGGTTTCGGTGATATGATGAAAAATAAAAATTCCTTTAAATAAATATGCCTTTACCTATTAAACCCAATCATATCTTTATTTCTATAGCCAGTTATAGGGACGATGTGTGTACGATGACTCTACAGTCTCTTTATGAGATGGCAGACCAACCGCATAAGGTCTTCGTGGGAATTTGCCAACAGAACAAATCCGACGATATGGATTGTGTGGAAAACTCCCTTAATGATAAGTTTGCTTACAAACAAAACATTCGTATCATTCGTATCCCTGAATTTGAAGCTAAAGGTCCCACTTGGGCTAGATACTTGTGTAGTACGTTGTGGTCTGGGGAACAGTACTATATGCAGATCGATAGTCATACCAAGTTTGCCAAGGGTTGGGATATCAAATGTATCAAGATGATTGAGAAGATTAAAAAGATGGGCTTATCGCAAAAGCCTGTTTTGAGTCATTATCCCAAAGAATACGACGACTATAAATCCTTATCGGAGAGCAATCGGCAGGTAGTCCCGCGAATGTGCAAATCCTTCTTTAATGAAAGGGGAATGTTATCTTTTATGGGAGCCGAAAGTCTCGAAACCCACGATGTTCCCTATAAGACACCCTACATGGCCAGTGGAATGATGTTCGGTGAAGCCTCTTTCTTACAAGAGTTACCATATGACCCTAATCTTCCCTATCTATTTGTGGGAGAAGAAATCCTTCATAGTATTCGTTTTTACACGTTTGGTTGGGACATTTTTACGCCAACGGAAAACGTGGTTTTTCATGAGTATACGCGTTCCGAGAAACCGAAGATTTGGACCGATAATCCCTTCTATTCCGATATGGAAGCATTTAAGAAGGTCCAAAAGTATCTTGAGATGGTTGATGATTCAGTGGGCATTCGGGATGACGTAGCCACAAATATGGATAAATATGGCTTAGGGAAAACCAGAAGTCTTAAGGACTACCTAGAGTTTGCCGGTATTGACATGAAGGCGAAGAAGGTATATACTAACTTTTGTAGGGAAAATAATAAAGCATCGGACCAAGACGTGAAAGAGAGTAATAAGCTCAATATCGAATCATATATGAATATGTCTGACCAATCCTCTTGGAATAAAGTGTTCTTTGCCTTTAGTATTATCGCACTCGTCCTAGTGCTCTATTGTATTGCTCTCAAGAAGAAGAGTAAAAAAAAATTTTATCTATAATAATAAATGTACATCGTGAACGAAAAGAACGAAAGGATTAACATTGAAGACGTAGACCTGATTGAAAAGTTTGAATCGGGAGGTAAGAAGTATGACGATTTCGGGTTTGCCGCTTTCATCATTAGCATTATCCTCATCCTGATTTGCTTATATCAAATCTTCTTCAGTGGTGGAGAAGAAGAAGTAGAAGAATTATCTGCCATGTCACTACCTTCATCAATAGAACTCGCAGAATTTGCTCCACCCGCAGGAAGCGTAAGAGCATCAGCATCAAGCAAGAAATCATCGAGTTCAAAGAAGAAGAGCAAGGGACGCCGATATCGATAACCAAAGTCATGTCATTATAAAATAACAAGATATTTTATAAACGAAATGAAGATTACTCAAGAGAATATGTACAATATTGACGTCATTCCCTTCTTGATGTTGTACACGCAATTGTTATATGGCCTAAGTCGAAAGCGGCTCAATATATTCGGAAGCACCATCCGAAACTGGATTATCCCCTGTTATTATCACGATTTATCTCCTACCCAATATGAAACCTTTCATAAGCTTTTGGAATTACAACCGGAAATTAACATTACCCCTGAAATAGACGTGTGGGTAGAGCTTGACGAAACACGCTTCAAAACAAGCACGAGAGACATTCAGAGCTTATGTCAGAATCTTGGGTATGCTATTGAATACACTAAGATTACGCTAAACGAAAATATCCGGCAAAAGTATATCCTACTTCGACCCAAGTTTTCCAGACGGCATTCCTTTTCCTTGAGAATCCACGGGGCACAGTCTTTCATGAATGTAGACTTTGACGTGAACAACTTATATGTCAAGTGTGATCCTGATTTGGGTATATCGCAAATAAACTTTCTTTCGGCGATGGAACACCCACCGACAACAACAAGTTTCGGTTACCTTGTTGAACACAATAAACTACTGAACCGGACGATCCAAAACATCATGTTTAAACAGTGCTTATTACTTCCGTTTGAAGCTACTTATCCTCTTAATAAGGAGCAACTTCTAATTAATACGGAAAAAATTATTAACAATGGTTTCAGAATAATGAATCACTCGGCTCTTTTACCTGCTGTAGTGAACACCCTCAAAATGAACAAGTGCTCCATTTGTCTCGAAGAAATACCGACAGAGCACTACGACTTGAAGTATGTAGAAACATATTGTCAGCACGTATACCATACTCATTGTGTATTTAGCTGGTGGAGAAAGCAACAGGGGAATGAACCTACCTTGGGTTGTCCCAATTGTCGCACGAGCTTTACCATGCAACCTACCTAGATGGATTCTTGTCGATATTTCTTCTTCTCTTGGAAAGCTTTGTAGTACACAAACCCTGCAATTCCAACAACCGCAATGACTCCAACAACTATCCCAACAATCGCACCAGTGCTTAGTCCTTTTGCTTGAGAGGATTGCGCGGAGTCGGCGCCTGTGCTTTTCGATTCGGAGATGGAACCACTACCTGCTGAAACATCTACCACCGAAGGAGTGGGGACCGAACCACCGACTGAACCACCGACTGAACCACCGACTGAACCACCGGATGGACCACCGGATGGACCACCGGCTGAACCACCGACTGAACCACCGGATGGACCACCGACTGAACCACCGGATGGACCCATGCTAGAAGGAGCATTGAGCATACTATTACTACAGGGATCGTAAATACCGGAAGGGTTCTGTATTGCGCACACCGACTTACGTTCCCCGCAACATGTGCATAACTGGCTGCGGTTCCTTTGTAGGCATTCCATAGAAGCTCCGCAACTAGAAGCCTGTAAACAAGCATCCTGGTCCATCTTACAGGCATCGAATAATCCTTGGGAAGTATTAAACATACAGGGTTTTTTTCCGGAATTGAAACAGCAGTTACAAATTTGTTCTCGATTATAATCTAGACACCTTTCTTTTTCTTCTTGGGTACGGGCACTCGAACAGAATGAATTCCAACAGTAATTTTGGGAATCAACCGAAACGGGAGTAGGAATTTGTCCAAAGACAGAATCCAAACTTGAACCGTCTTCCAGTTTCTGAGAACAGGCGTCGTAATAACCTACACTAGGAATCATTACGCTACAACCTTTTATTTTATTTTCCGAACAGCAATCACAAATTTGACTGGATTTGTTCTTTAGACAATCCATCTTACTCATTCCTCCACCAGGGCAGATAGCATCCCAACAGGAATCTTGGGGAGCTGATAAACGCATAGCCATAGACATTTTATTTAAAAGGGATTGTATTTTTTTGAGAGTAAAAATACAAATCGCAGCAGTGACCGATGTAGTGAGGGATTAAGGGGATGCCGTTGCGACGATGTCTTGTTGGGCACCTTGTGGTCCCTGAAGATTGAGCGACTTTTGAGCAAGAGCCGGATTGACGGTGTACGCATAAGCATCTGAAGTTTGTCTGCTGACCCCGTCGGAGTAGACGTCTTGGAGAGCCCGGAGTTGTCGGTTGGTGTCGTTTTCGATACCTCCCAAGATGGACAGGGCACCAGGTCGTAGGTCTCTGTTGGGAACCACACTGGGTCTGAACCAGCCGTCTCGAATAGGGACAATACAACCGATATCTCCTCGGATGGGATCTCCTTGTCCGTATAAAGCGGATTTCGTATTGGAATACATCAATCGGTCGTAAACAACAACGGAAGCGGGTCCTTGCATTTTCTCGAAGGGTTGATACTCTGCTTTTACCACACCCATGTCAGCGAGCGCTTGAGCTCGTTCGAACGCCTTCGGAGCCGACTGACTAATTGCTTCGTACTTTTCGGGGTCATCATAGTTCTCTACGAGTTTCCCTTGGGACGCACAAGAGGGAACTCCGGCCGCCGACATTCTATCGGATTCGGGAGGTCCGTACGTCAAAGGGTTATCAGGACCGGCAAGATATTCGCTAGGGGGAAGATTGTACTGGATTAATGCACCCAGTGGTTGGAATCCATTGGATCTAGGAGCAAGAGCGGCTTGGTATCCTGGAGGAACGGCCATCATGGGACCGGAGTAGACGTTTTCACCTAATGCGGCAGAACCTTTACCTTTGCCTTTGGGTTGAATAGCGTATTCTTTTTGAACGTTAACGGTCATGGAAGGGATAAGTCCAAAGTTTTCTTGGATTTTCTTATTACTCACAAGAGCACCGATAGTAATGGCGCCAACTAATGCAATAACCAAGTCTGTCATTTATTAATATTACAAAATATTTCTTTGTAATTTAAAATTTATCAGATGCTTCGAATACGCGAAAATTGACATCCGGTCCTTTAAATAGTTTTGGGTCGTCTGAAGAAGACACGCGCGTTCGCCAGGTAAAAGTTTGTAGGGTCCGTCACTACTGAGAAGCTCTACGAAGATGTTCAGAAAGTCGAGATACTTGGGTGGGAAATCATATACACCGTCTTGAGAGGAGTCTGAAATCAAAGGTAGGTGAATATCTCTGAGGGTACACTCTTTTCTGTCTTCCTCTTCATCCGTATCTCTATGGAACAGTTGTTGTAGATATAGTTTTAGAAGAGGATGTACATGTTCATCCGATATCTGCGGTATATGCGGTATACTCTCAGGGCTACCGATGTTTCGGTAAAGTACGTACTCGTGTCGTTCAACCGTATTGAGAATCCGAGTTTGTCCAATATAAGTCGGTCGATATTCTTGACGTAGGACGTGAACCATATCCATCGGAGTACGTTCGTTTAGGCGTCCTTTAGGAGAAAAGGTGATATGCGCATACTTATGAGCGTCTTCTAGAAAAAGGCGTAAGTCCGATATATTCTGAATGGACTCTTTTGGGCAATAAACTTTATCACACACGGACGCTTTAAAGATATACAGCAACTTCTTTTTGTCATTCTCGTCTAGAGATTGATACTTGAGAATATTATAGACGCAGTTAATCATCAAACATAAGGCATCGTGATAAGAATCGAAGCTCAAATAAGGAGTAAAGCTTTGGAGGTCGTAAACAACGTGAGATTTGTCAAAATCCAAAATGACCGGAATAGCGGTGGAGTACACTCTATAAACCTGATTGATATCGATTAGATAGTCAAATGCCTGTTCATATGTAAAATACGTCAAGATAATGTTCCACGAGCACAAGTCATTATGGCTGAAGAAACACATCCGCTGAGCTACTCCAATAGAAAGTAGGGTTTGAATCATAAAAAATATCCATTCGTTCAGTTTGAAGTGTCTACTCTTAATGTAGTCAAATAAACTAGGACCACGGATGTATTCAAGGAACAACCCTTGGGACCCTTGGGACCCTTGGGACCCTTGGGACCCTTGGGACCCTTGGGTTTGTTCACAAGGAGGAATCGTATAGACAAAGTTGGGTATTTTTTCTAAGACCCGATTCATGGCATATAATCCTACAAACTGCTCGTGTTCAAGTTTAGACCGGAATCTAGAGGTCTTAACTACGTACTTATCGTTGATAACGGAAACCGTAGTATTGGAGTTTTGGAAAATGATTCGTTTACGACCACCGATACGGAGTGAATTCTTCAATTGCTTGAGGTTACCCACTGTGCGGTCGGAAGGGTTATAACTTGAATCACTTGTATGAGTTTTTGGATACCTTCTCAAGTACTCGTACACTACGTTTCGGATACTGGAAAGAGGTCTCGAGTATAAGTGCTTGAAGCATTTCTGGGAAATTTCACATAACAAGTTCTTGAGATACAACAAGCACCCATTTTTGGACAAGTGCGTATCGTAAAACTCTCTGGCTCGTAAGGCAATTTGTTCACATTTTGCGTCATTTTGTAAGCACCACTCTATACGTTCTGACAAGTCGGATAAGTCCGCGGCGACTGGAACGTAGTGTACCCACGGTTCAAGCTTACTTTCGAACCATAATTTATATTTTGATTCGACTAATAAGATAACGGAGCGCATGGCCAGCTCAATACTTAGACGATATGCTTGAGTATGTCCTTCTACGTGGATGATATACTTATAAGTGGATTGTTCTTCTAAACTCAGAGTACCCGATAAAGTCAATGACGCCTGAGGTACTCTAAGTGTAGAATCACCGTTTACCTTTCGATAACGGGTATTCCAAGCGGTAATTCCCACGTTAAAATGAGGTTGTTTCTCAAATTGTTCACATAATTTCATTCGAATATTGTTGTCCGAGTTGTATCCAATACCTGTGTTTGACCCTCTAAATACTGCAAGTTCCTTTTTCTTATTCCAAGGAGTAAGGAAATGGTCTTGGGTTGCAATGACGCGTTTGGTCATTGCAAAATGGACCTGTTCTTTAAACATGACTCGGGTCCAATCATCCATAGTAGGAATAGGAAGGTCGGCAAACCCATCCGAGACACATGAAGACAAGATAGGCATATAATTTGGGTACTGATGGGAAACTAGAGGGTGTGAGTCCGAGTCGTAAATATGGTCATAGGGTTCAGTCAGGTCTTTTTTGAGTAATGGAAAGTCTCTTCGATTAACAAATAGGTCAATATCGGGTACTTCATGGGTAAATTCGGCGCAGACCTGTTCAAACATATGCTTCATTTGACACATCCCAGTATCGGTTTCATTAAGTGGAGATTCATAACGAAAAAGGCCGTTATTGCTATACCAGAAACGAACGGGAAGTACGTTTGGATCGTTTAGGAGTTCTTGAGGTACGGTAATGCGGTCAGCCCATTCGTTTACAAAGTGGGCGTTACTAAAAGGTAAAAAGTTGACGAGCTTTCCCTTTCGAATCTGGATGAATATACCTTTCTTAAACTTGAAGAACACATATGAGAAAGTGTGCTGAAGAGCTTCGGGGGAGATACAGTATTTATCCCACAAATCGTGTTCATCGTAGACGGTTTCGGAAACCCATAACTTGGGACCTGTACGATTTACATTATCGGAGAACTGCTCTTCATCTCCAGCGGTAAAGTGATTTTGAGTAAAGTGTTTATATCTGGAGTTGGTGCTGACTTTTTTAACTTGCTGGAGTCTTACCGGTACAGAATAGGTATCGGGTAAAGTTTGACGGGTAGGCCTTGTCATGGTTGTGTATACTAGATATATATTTAAACTACTACATTCAATTTAATCGTTAGAAATCGTTAGAGAGTCTTTAGAATAGTGAGCAGTAATTCCACCCTAGATTTTCAAATATGGTTCTGCAGATTTCGTCATGGTAGTACTTCCGATCTACGGTTTTCAGAAAGTTAAACTCGTTGGGATTACATGGATGTTTATGACGTACGAGAAGTTGGTAAAGCAAGTGTTGATAGTTGAAGTTTTTACGCTCGTTTTCCGAAGGAAAAAGCTTATGATGCATCTGTACAAACTGGTCAAAATCTTGTAAAAGCTTCTCGGTCAAGTGGTTAATGTCATTGAGGGGAACTCCGGTGATAAGGTGATGAATGAGGTTGATGTCTCCATAGCACTTGGTTAAACGAAGTTCTTTTACGAAAAGGAAGATATGCTCTTTTGTCACGTTTTTGTACTTGCTTCGTTTAGTCTTTTTAGTGTGGTCGACAAGGTTATATTTTTCCAATTCAGCTTCTATCATCGTTATAATCTGAGGTTCAATCCCTGACTTATGTTTTCCTTGGTATTGGTTAATGCAGTTCAAAAAATGAGACTTTTTATCGTATGAGTATTTAGCGCATATATTTACCCTCTTGGAGTCGTTGTGATTGAGACGTATACTATTGGCCAAGTTTAGGGTGGTCTCCTGGATTCCACAATCTAGACAGATCCATACTCCGGTGAACTCGACCGATTCGGTAAGATGATTCGATTTACAACCTCCGCATTTTTGATTTTGGATACTTTGGTTCATATTATTCGAGAAGGGTTGTTCCGAACGTATTTGGGAGTAGTCAATGAGGTTGTACTCCTTCACTTTGTCGATGTATTTATGTATAATATCGACCTTGTCCTTCGTGTCCATAGGTTCCATAGGCTTAGAATCCAAGAAACTTACTTTTATGGGTGTTTGTAGGGTCGTTTTGTAGTCCTCCACGAGTTCCACTGTATCCAATAGATAAAAGTTTTGTATATTCTTACTAGTATCATCCTTATGCTTATCATACCATTCGTCCAACCTTTTCTTTAGGCTCTCGCTCATTGCCAAATTTCCCGTAGCGGAGGGTTCCATTGATGCCATATTGATTGGCTTGGATGATGTCTTAGTAAATCCAGATTGGATAGTTCGATCAATCTGTAAGATATCGATTTCGTCATACATTTTCTTTTATTCCCAAGCGCTTAAATAAATGAGTAAAAACTATCAAAAATCGGTGAACCATTGTGGCAGAAGAATCAATTATCCACGATTTGGAGCACTTGATTCCAAACAACAAGATTTGATACAAGCTAGAAGCAACCAAGCTCAAGCGGGACAATCTTTACAGGCACTTGTTCCCCCGCCTGGGGTCGACGTCGAAGAATCCCCGTGCAGGGACTACTACATCTCTAGGGATATTCAAAAACTAGACGAAAACTGTATGAACTGTATTTACGAAGTATGGAGCAACGACATGAACTGTACGTGTCAACTCGACCCGAAAAACCCCTGTGAATACGCTAAATGTGTATTTGAAAAGTTTAATACGAATCAATCTTGTGCTGAACCTTTCTTTGCCTTATTTAACGTAGACGACGTCCAAGACGAGTCATTTCGACCGCCGTTCACTCTGGGAGACATCAAAAATTGCCCTACATTTTCAGGAGCGCCAACCACTCCTGCTTCTACACCTTCTACACCTTCTCCATCTTCTAGCGTAGGAGATGTCGCATCAGCAGGGGCTAGTAGGGGATTATCGAGTCATTTTAGCAATTGGAAACATGTACTCATCTATCTCGCACTTATAATCGGGCTTCCCACATTATGGATACTTTTTAGCACGTATTTCAGAAAGAAAAAACAGAAATAAATTGAACTATTTATAAGCATTATTTACTTATAAATAACAACAACAATGAGTTCGATAGAGGTTCAATTACGTAAGCTCAAGAACGAGACGCTTGACGAAATTAAAACGTTAAAAACGTCCATTACACGCTGCACAGCTAATGTGGAACGTTTAAAAACCACAAAGCTGAAGTATAATCCGGAAGTGTTATTAGAACGTAATAAAGAAGAGTTAGCAGCTCTTGAACAACGTAAACTTTTCCTCACAACTAAAGTGGAGGAAATCGATAGCGGAGCCTATGAACAAAAACTCCGCGATGAACTGGCAGAAAACGAAAAAATCATAAAGTTGAAAACTGAGCAGACTAAGCGCAAAAAAAAGGAGAGCGCCGCGCTTTCGACGAGCTCTGCTCCAAAACCCTCCAAACCTGGGACACGTGCACCTTTCCATTACTCCCGGGATATCGGACGCGAAATGGATTACGCCGAAAAGCAGTACTTCAAGGACTGCAGGTCTGTTCCTGACCATCTTCGGGAGAAGCTAGCCAACATGCCACACCATATGGGATACGTCTGGAGAGATATATGGTGCTTCGGGGAGAAGCCCAGTAACAATAAGGAAGAACAAACTTTCTTTGAAAAACGAAACAATATGTTTTTGGTACATGTTTACAACAGAAGAACTCGAGAGTACAGTTTATATGAAAAAGACAATTCCAACCGTAGAAAGCTACTCAAAAGAAGTACGTATTAAGACTTAGTTTTAAGTTTCCGTAGTCGCTTCGTATATATTTCGAATAAACTTTGCAATATAATCTCCTTGTTTCGCTCGCTCCATTTTCTCTATGAGATTAAGGTCTTCTTTCTTGAGAGTGTTGAGTTGGATTGTTTTTGATTGTCTACGGACGTGGTCCATCACGAATATGCTCGATTTTTGAGTCAGTGGCTTCGGACTTTTATTGGGAAAGGAGTAATCTAGTACTCTATAAAAATCCAAAAGACTCTTACAGCGCATAAGCTCGTATTGTCGGTCTTTCTCAGCGTATCGTTTTTGGAGGGTATCGTAGTACAAACCTTCAATACACTGCGTAAACATCAAGAGCGAGCAAATCATCTTTTCATAGTTTATATCGGGAATGTGGTAGTTGACCAGGGCCGTATAATCACTTAGGAAGTGTTTCTTGATTTCTAGTACCGCCCATTCGGATTCTTCGCCTTCTTTGAGATACGAAGCTCTGAACTCTTTGACCCGAAGGACGAATAACCTAAGTACATAGTTCAATAAAGTTTTACTGGCAATACGGTCTTCAAACCTTACAAACTCCTCAATGAATCCTTTACATGCTTTTTCTAGTTCGTGATAGGGCATAGGGTTCAGTGGAAGTTCGATCAATAACTGCACGGTATCAATCCATAGATCATCCTTGAAAAACAGCACCGATTCCCGTACATAATCCCGTGTAAGTTCTTGTACTAGGCGAATCGGACTTATAAGTTTGGAATTATCCCATCCTGACCCCCACTGTACGTTCATCCCACTAAAGATGTTTCGAATTATATTACCCATTCTTTTGGACATCTCTTTACGCTCGGATTCCTTTTGGATATCATCTACGGTCGAGATAAGAAATAACTTTATGTCCGCGTAGGGGTCGAACCGAGTACTAGTAAAACCTTGCTTTGTGTGAGCCAGCGTACATGTAAGTTCTCTGGTTTCGGTCTCACAATAACTAAATCCAAAGTCAATAATATTAGGGATGTACCCGTACGTTGGAGTTAAGAGCTGTGTCTGTTCGTCGAGGATATACAGTAGATGCATATTGGGATTGCAGTTGCGAATAAGGATGTTTTCAGTGTGTAAGTCATAGTGAGTAAACCGATACTCTTGGGCCATGAATACGGCTAGAATGACTTGTTTGAGGATATTGATGATGTAGTCGTCTTTGACCTTATCATCTTCAATGAACTCCCTCAGATCGGATTTACTCTGAATGTATTGCATGAGCAGCATGTTTCTCTTGACGATTTTGCTGTCTCGGTTAAACTCCAAGGGAGAGTGGTCCATGTGTAAGTTGCTTTCAAAGGGTACTATACCGTAAGAACGATGAAAATGAGGACAATACTGGGATAGCTCTTCTAGTCCTTTCAAAATTTTGTACTCGTGTTCCACCAAGTTATCATCTACTTTAGATATCTTGTACATACAAGATAAGCTTTTATTTTGAGGGTGTTGTAGTCTACCGACGTAACCCTGTTTTCCATCTAACCGGTCTTTTTCATCTATCAGAATCAACCATTCATCCCACCTTCGGTGTTTGTTCTGGTTGAAATAGTTCTCAAAGTTTTTGAAATTTGCATCAAATAGTGACTGACTCATTTGCCTTTTAAAGGCGTGCGAGTTTCTATTAAATTGAAGTCGAATACTATTTAAAGCATCATTATCAACCCAATGACGTCTACTATACCCGATTTTGAAAACTACCCTATTTCTACTCAAACGTTAATCATCAAAACCAATCTGACGATAGACTGCCAAAAGTTCTACGATTCCATAGACTGTAAGGTAATCACTAAGCCGGAAACCGGCAAAAAACGTATGTCTGTATGCGTCGAAGATGGTCAACCTGAAGGTTCCATTGTCTTCGCTCAGTACAAAAATACGTTTAAAGGTACACCTTTTAAAAAGATATCTAAAAAGCACTTTTTGAATAGTGTAACCATAATTATGAATGTAGGAGTGAAATACGTTAATATTAAGGTCTCAAACAAGGGAAAATTGCAAATTACAGGCTGTAACAAAACTATCCACCCCGTGTGCATTATTCAACACTTCTGGTCGACCATAGTGAAGGAGTCCTCTTGGGAATTCCAACCCGGAGAAACGTGTTTCAAAGCGTCCGTTATTCCGGTCATGAGCAATATCAACTTTTCGATCGACTTCCAAATTAACCGAGAAAGTCTCAACAACATCATCAACACGAAGACCGAGCATATTTCCATCCTTGAGACAAGCGATGGCTACGTTGGAGTCAACATAAAGATACATAAGAAGAAGGAGTCCTTGGATGACGTATTAGTAGACCAATACTCGTATATTAATGATAGGTGGGAGCTTTCCAAGACCAAAGTCATGGACTACATTCAAACCCTCAGTACAAAAGAACAAAAGAAGAAGATATCCAAGTGCTACATCAATACGTTCCTCGTCTTCTACTCTGGAAAGGTCATCATGTCGGGTGGAATCTCAACCATCAACCGGAAAAGCGCGTACGAAGAGTTCATGTCTATCCTACGAACATACAAGAACGAAATTATGATCCCCGAACGTAAACCATAAACAAAAATATTTTGTCATTATGATACATAATAAACTATGAAAGCGATAGCTTTATTTACACCGCAAGCCGATAATGGTATTTCAGGATATGTACTCTTTCATCAGCCCGAACCACGTTCACCCGTGAAAATGTTCTTTGATTTGAAAGGGTTCCAATCCAATTCTACTCACGCCATTCACATCCACGAATATGGTGACCTTTCTGACGGCTGCAAATCCTTGGGTGCACACTTCAATCCCACCGGTACCCGACATTTCCACTCCGGAGGAGGACATGCTGGGGACTTGTTTAATAACTTCATTACAGACCGTTCCGGTAAATTCGTGTACGAGTACGTAACCGACCGAATCAGCTTGTTTCCCGGTCTTTCCTCGGTCCTGGGTCGCTCCGTTGTGATTCACAAGTTTCCTGATGATTTGGGGTTAGAAGGGGTATTAGCGGAGGACGGGTTGTACTTGTACACGGACATGACAACGGAACAGCTTCGAAGGCTTTCAAAGACACTGGGATACCCACAATTTTCCCGAGAGGAGATGGTTCAGCGTTTGAGACAGGAATCGCGAACCACCGGAAATGCTTCCACTCGAATAAGCGGAGCTATTATTGCTCTAACCAAGTCGTAGCTTCGTGTAGAGAAGATATAATCTGCTTCTGTGTCTCAGGTGAGAAATCTACTACGAACTGTACATTTGCTTCTAGATACGGCAATAAATCAGATGACCACCTGTTTTCGTTAATCAACGTGTGTACAATCCCACTTAGTACCGGCATGTCCCCGGAAAGCAAGAGTTCGGTAGGAAAACTACGAAACTCTGCGCACCCGAAAAAGAATCGGAGTATATGTTCTCGAGAGGCCATTCCTTCGTTCAGTAATTCATCATCACATTGGAAAGATGTTCGGCCTCTTTCCAACCAACACGAGGAGTTTGCATATTGGATAGCCCTCCGAAGGTCTCTATTATAAATGAGATATAATATATCATCCTGAAATCGTCTAAATGCAGACCTAGACCTAACGTGATACATCTCTTTAATGACTTGGTAAATTCCACATAGTATTCGAATAAAGTCTCTCTTAGGGTGAAATTGTGGACAATTTCCTCCATCCATCTTCGTTTCTAAATTGGTGAAATAACGACCATATATAGCGCTTCGATCAAAGTCATAAACTAATGGAGTGTACTCCAAATCTATCAGAAAGGTCGTGCGTCCGAAAACAAGCAGATAAACACGCGAGTGAAAGTCGGTGGGGCCATATAACGTATCGGATAGTAAAATATTACTCAAGTGGAGGTCGTTTTGATTGATACCCAAATTGGACATCTGGTAAAGTGTAGTCATTAGTACCGCCATATATCGACACAGTTTAGACGGTGTCCAATATAAGTTTGAAGTCAAGAAGTGGTCCATTTCGGGGCCCTCTATCATAGGAGTAACTACGTAGGCATAAGTAAACTTTTCAATCAACTTTTTATTCTGACTTGTCTGGGTGGCCTGAATTCTTGCCGGTTTCTTATCAATAGCCGTACGAGTACTTGTCTCCTTAAGCATAAATTTGGTATTGGTGATGATATTTTCAGTAATGTCCTTCTTCGAAAGGTTGTTGTAGGGAGAGCTCCATACAAAATCGAGGATACTGTTGAAATCCATGATTCCAATCGCATAAATTGGAAGAATGTTCCTCACATTATCCTTGAGAATAAGTGTATCTTGTAGGAGTCGGTACGTTCGTATCTCATGCTTCAATAGCTCATAAGAAGCCGGATGCTGTACTCCGTCTACAGTATCGATAAATAACTTCAATACAAATTTCTTTCCATCGATTCGTCTTTCGACTTCCCATATGTCGGTACGAGAACCGGAACCCTTTGGATAACCTTTAACGAACACGTAATTTTGGATAAGCATACTTTTTTATTTACCTAATTTTTTTGTGGATAATCTTCAGACGGAATCGCTTTGCTGTATCTTCGATGCTACCCCTAAGGCTGGGTTTATTCCACAGGATCCATTTGGACCAAAAACCCGCCGTATAGATCCCAGAACGTGTCCAGTTCTCCCGCTTCTGATGCCGAATCGTGTATCGCATCATACGCTCCTTATCTTTGTGGAGAGTATAATCGGAATAACCTACCGCCCCAAAATGAACCGTTCGCTCAGTACCCTTAGTTGTATCTCGGATAGTAACCTTAAACTTCTTACCCGATAGATTCGATTTCTCAAGGATACACTGTATCATATAGTTTATTTAAATGACTCACAAAAGAATATTAAAAATGCTACAATCTAAAAACGGTATATTTTTAGCCATTTTAATAAGCGTCGGACTATTTGGGTTCTTAGCATGGTGGGTCTATAGTACGAAAAAGCAATATGGGGTTCAGTTTGACATCTTGCGGAAGCTCATTGATGACCATTCCCAAAAGATCCAGTTCGTGGAACAGCAACACCTTCAACAGCAACAGCGCCTTCAACACCTTCAGCAGCAACAATTCATCCCTCCTCAGTTTATGCCTTCCATGATGTTTGGTCCACCCGCTGGTGATGTACAACCAGCGCAACCAGCGCAACCAGCGCAACCAGCGCAACCAGTACAACCGGTCGTTGAAGAAACTCCAACTCCAGTTCCGACCGAAACTCCGGATGAATTGGATGAACTCTTAAAGGCCGAACTAGCGGAATTGCTCGTTCCGGCGGAACAACCCGAACAACCCGAACCTAAACCAGCTGCAGTGACCAAACCGGAGGAAGCCGTTTACGAAGAGTTGTCGACGGACGCAGCCCTTTTAAAAAAAAGTACCCCTTAATGATAAATGAGTCTCGACTTTTCAACCTGGACACAATACTACAATCGATGGCTTCGAATCATGTATTTCAACTTCATATTTTGCTGTGAGCGTAATAAGTGGTTTGGAAATGTGGATTGGAAAAGTCAGAAACCATATCAGTTGTTTTGTTCCTTAATTTATCGTACCTCTTCTAAACGCGCTCCTCCGGAAATACTAGACGATGACGAAGAAAGTTAAAAAACTAAACTTTTACCTAAAATAAAGAGACTATGTACAGACAGATTGGAAATTGTAAGTACAATCCTAATATTCCTCCTCCTATCCAAATCCAAGTTCCACCGATGGAAATACAACTGGAAGAAAAGACCGTAAGTAATCTTTCTAGTCCAGAGACTTGGGGTCCTGCAATGTGGTTCATGAATCATCTGGGTTCCATAAGTGCCCCAGCCGTTATTCCTCCCGAAAAAAGAGAAAAATACTGGCACTATATTGATGGCTTACCTGAAATTTTACCCTGTAAAAAGTGTTCCGTTCATGCACGAGCGTACGTGGACCAGTATGCCAACCAGAGGAATGTTATTTGCTCTTCCCGGGATAATTTAGTGAGGTTCTTCGTAGACTTTCACAACAGTGTAAACGAACGAACAGGGAAGCCCAGAATTACCTACGATGAGGTTTACAAAATGTTCTCTGGACCGGTAAGTATCAAGAAGTTTCGCTACCAAAATGGACAGTAAAACCATTTATTATTCTTGCGATTAATAAATGGACCCCACAATTATGTTAAATGGTGAAAATGGCTCAGAGGATAAGAAGAAGAATGGATTCTATATTCTCGGTAAAGCCATTTTGATGGCCAGTATGCAGTTCGCGATTGGTTCAGTTGAAATGAGCTCCAAATTTAGCGTCAAGAACTTTGCCAAAGACCAAGAAACGCTGGATAATGCCATCAGTGCTCTGAGGGATTATATCATTATCGGAGGACTATGGACCTTAGGAACCAGTCTCATATTCTACGTTAACTACGGAACCAGAGGTCTCACTCTAAACGTGCTCGCAAATATTTGCATCATCTTATGGATCTACTTATCCTACTACGTTGCCTTTAAGGAAGCTGCCAAGAAGAACAATTTGAAGGTCCATGGAATCTTCCAATAAGACCCAATCCGTACGTTCGGTCCTGTCGGTTTAAATACCCGCTCGATTTATGGCAAAGCATGGCAGATTTTAATCGATTCAATCAACTTCTGAAGAGCAATGAGTACACCGTTCTTGAGTACTTTTCATATCACAAATACTGTAACTTGGTAAAGGTTATACATATCCAATCTGGAACCATCTTTTTTATTTCCGTTCTTCGTACATATCGTCTAACGGTTCCTGAGAACACTTTGAATCATTACATACTCACTCGGGAAGACTCAAAAAATAGAGAGTTCACTTCCAAGCAACTCTCAGATTACTATCCGACGATAGAGCTTGACCTCGACCATGTAGACGGAAAAGAAGATGTAACCAGTAGACTTAAAGTAAGCTATAAGCAGCCCATCACAATCCAACTCAATACAGCGGCAGATTACCTTGACCAAATGAAACGTTTAAAGTACTGTTTCAAAACGCTCGAGTATAAATTCCTACTTCAAACAGACACGTACGTCATAAATCTAAACGCGGAAAATACAATCGACATCTTTAAAGTTGAAAACTACCCTAAGACCAACACTCACACCTTTTATATCGTGACGACCCTAGAGCAGTTCTATTCGCAGATTAATGTCATCCATGACGTTATCGGTCAGGTTGAATCAGAGTTCTATGGAATATTGGACATGAATCAACAAAAGCACAACCAGTACCTTAATACCCACTACATTGACTTTTTCATTAATAACAACGATAAACTATTACATTCTAAACAGAACCTCCATAATACCTACAAGCAAATGTGCACCATCTTAAGCAAAGTACAGGAAAAAGAAATCCAGTGTATGGAAGCACTAGCTAAACTTAAAAATCGTCCTTCCCACAATATATTCAGAGATGCAGAACTTGCGAAACAGAAGGAGCAAGCTGAACAAGCTCTTAAAAAGATACACGAAGCCAAGGTGCAACTAATGGAGAAACTCCTCAAGTTGGACGTCAAAATCAAAAATATGTACTTGGTTCTTGACCAATTGGGGTTCAACTTGTCGCTTTCTTTCAACGAACTTAAGAACGAATTATATAAAATGTTATCGTAACAAAAATGAATTCTAATTTTCTATTCCTAATAATAAATGGTCTCTCAGAAAATGTATTGTGTCAAATGCAAAGGGAAGAAGATGTGCTCCAGCATCAAGCTTGAAAAGGATAGACGTGGAAAGCCCAGAATGTGCGGAACCTGTAACGCATGCGGAATCAAGTGCTATCAATATGTCAGTGCAGCTAAGTACATATCCCTTTCCAAATCTAGAAGCATGAAGAAATCCAAGTCGTTGAAAAGGAAGTCCCTGAAGAGAAAGTCAAAGTCCAAATCTAGAAGAAGATAAATTATTGTTTATTTTTTGTAATCAAAATAAACAACTATGGCTACTTTATGCGCAGCAACAACACTAGCGAGAAAACCTACCAAACCTATGAATAAGGCTCAACGAGCCATTTTTATGAGTCAACTGATGTGGCCTGTTGGTAGTACAATACGTATATACATATACGATTACTCTAAAATCCAAATTATTCCAAGAAGTACGTATGAGAGATACGTTACTGAAAATGAAAATCTCATAAAACAAAAGAAGAACCCTTCACGAGACCTTCGAGACTACATGTTCTGGTACGACTTCAGTTATGTTTCTTCGGATGACTTGGATAAGTACTTCGACCCTCTTTACAAAAGTGTACAAGGAAAAGTGTCCCCAGGGCAACTCATTAAAAGTGTAGTAATGGAACGTCTTGCACCTCTTGTGAATCTCAAGTTTGAGTTTACCCAAGATATCAATGACAGCTTCATTCGCATCCAATTCGATTCCACTAAAGGCTGCAACTCCCTTATAGGAACAGATAATAAGAAAGCCTCCCAAGGTTTGGCGTTGAACAAAAGCAAAACTGACCCCACTATGAACTTTGCATGGTTAGACGTTGCTACGGTTCTCCATGAGTTTTGTCACGCCCTTGGAATGCAACACGAACATCAAAATCCGAATAACAACCCCATACAATGGAACATACCTGCCATAGAGTGCTTTTACAAGGTTAAAGATGGATGGGACGATAAGACAGTAAAGAGTAACATTATAGAAAAACTTAAAACCGAAGAGACGAATGGTTCAAACTTTGATAGGGCATCTATTATGATTTACGCTTTTCCCAAAACGATGCCCGAATGGGTACAGGGTTGCTCGGGGAACCTTACGCTAAACGGCTATCACACCGATCCAAACTATCGATTATCTAATACCGATATTCAATGGTTGGGGTACATCTATCCCATGAGTGGAAATAGAGACCCTAATTTCGTCAAGAATCTACCCAAAGATGTTATCCCTACCGATATTTTCAACCCTGAGAACGTGTCCGATGTCGCAGTCCAAGTACGGGTCTTTTTTCAGAACAATTGGAAAACGATAGTTGGGGTCATTGGAGGAATAATAGGGTTGTATATCTTGTATCTTGTCGTAAAGTCGCTAACCAGAGCGCGTGAACAATCATACCAACCTAGATACAGGTTGTATTGATTAGCTGATTAGCTATCGTATTGCCGGATCGCCTTCGAAAAATAAGCGTCAAATCTATCAGCGTCCAAGTTTGAGTATTTCTCCTTCAAATGAACGAGGAGTTGAGGAAGAGTCGAAACTTTGAACGTGAGATATTTGATTCGAAGGGCTTCAGAGGACTCCGTCATATCTACGAGAATATCCTCCTTCTTTTCATCCTCGAATAAATGCCGATTAATGTAGTTCGTCACGTACTGGATAAACTCTGATTCCTCTAAAAGGTCGGCTTCCGTTAATAAGCTGTTTTGATGTACAGTTTGGTACACGTTTATCATACGATTATAGTATCCTGTGGTACACATCCATCCATCTTCCTCTTCGTTAGACGACTCGATATCTTCGAGAAGAATCAAACGTAAGTCATCGCTTAATTCACCCCAAATAACACATAACAAGTTTTCTAAAGTACAGCTCAAACTAAGGCTCGTTAATTCGGTTTTATCATTCAAAATTCTTTCGGTAAAAAGATTAACGTCGTACTTATTATCCTCTACAAAGTATAGGATATCATCTATAGGTGTTCGCGTAGACGACTTAAGTATGGATTCCAACACGTGGGGTTTAGGAGCGAAAAGGTGTACATTCTCACGATGCGAGTATACGTTGCGAACCTTCTTATCTAGGTTCAAATGCTTTAGAGCTTCTTTGTAATACTTACTTGTTCTGGGTGCGTTCATCAATAAAAAGTCGGCACAGTTTGCTTTCAGCTTGTATCCCAAGGAGGCAGTTTCCAAAAGAGATAAAAACCACTCAAAAAACTTACTCTCAATCGTGTACTTCAGGAAGGACAAGCGATACAAGTTTTTCATCACTTGGATTTGACATTGCTCATCTATCTCCTTGGAAGCATACAATGCCAGATAGGCGTGATGTTTAAGGTATGGATTCGTGAACATCTCAATACAACTAACACGCTCGGTTAAGTTGGGTATTCGCGTCAACAAAAAAAGCACGGTCCGACCCAAATCACAAGTCTCTGCAATTCGGATACGCCGTTTCAAGCACGGTTTAGGACTTAAAATTAAAGCTTGTAGATACTTTAAACACGTAAAAGTTGGATGAATGTTATACATGGAACATAATCTCTCGATCAAGTTGTCCACTTCTTCCATTTTCAAGTATTCCATACTTTTCATACGCTCTTCTAAAGGTACACTCAAATCCAGACATTGTTCATAATGATTATGACTCATTTTGAAGTATCTCGAAAGTATTTAAGCTGTTTGACTTTTAGAACTTGTAGAACTTGAAGAACTTGCAGAACTTGCAGAACTTGAAGAACTTGCAGAACTTGCAGAACTTGAAGAACTTCTGTAAAATGTCATGAATCCAAAACATACAAAGAAGGCTGTCAACTGTTACATCAAATGATACTTTTGGATACTACTTCTCAGTAAAGAGTATCCATTTTTATTTTACGGATTATTCGATTGATAAACGTCTTGACTTGCGTGGGGCTTCGGGAGCAGCACGTCGTACTTGGCGTTTAATCGTCTCGGGGTACAAACTCACATGCGTAATACGCATTCTTTCACGTGCCTCCACGTACGGTCGACATTTACGGTACATATGCACTGCATAATTTCGAATAAAGACTCTTAGATACTCAGATAATCCATCCCCGTGGATTCTCGAAAGGTCGGAGATATAAGTATTCTGAACCTCAACAGGGTCTTCCTTAAAGTACTTTACACGAAGTTCAGCCAGAAACATACTCCAAATCATACAATACCCAGAACGGTCGTATTTGCTTTTGGGAGTGCGACTTTCGTAATGTTGAAACCCCAACCGAGGACATGATTCTTCGAAAGTTAAGTAGGTATAGTCAGGTAGCATTTTGTGTAGAAAGTTTCTAATAGCTAGATAGTCCTTATCTCTGTAGAAATTGAAATGGGACTCGGAACCGTTCGAGTCAAAAAACTCTATCGTTCCTCTGAATTTGTTAATGATAACAATACATGAATGACCCATCAAGCACTCACCACCAACGTATCCAAAACTGAAGATGTTATACTTCAGTACAACCACCTCACTGACGGAGACCATACACATATGAATTTTTTCCGGTAAATCCCGAAAGACGCTTATCTTTGCATATTCCTCCGAGTTGTAGTAATTTACGGTAAGTCCCTCATTGATACAACACACGGTGTCGCCATACTTATCCTTTAAATATCGTAAACAAAGAATTCCGAGGTTGTTGTACTGAACACCGGAAAGTTCCATCCAAAAAGGAGTAAATAGAGGGTCATTCCGTAGTATATCGTCCAAGGAAAACTCAGGGCTCCAATACCGTTCTAGTGGACTAAGACGGGTTTGGGGTGAACGATATGTACTCATTTATCTCTACATGATATTTAATGTTAAGATTCCTCAAATAAAAGAATGTCGCTTCTTTTAGAACTGAATAAGTTAAATAATACCCAAATCCAAAAAATCGATAAAGAACTTAATTTGACCATAGTCGCACCTCAATCTTCCGGGATTCCCCAAAGTATCACACTTCAGCCCTACCGGGTCCACGAAAACCTACTTTTTATCCCATTTGCATATGGAGTTCAGAACGGATACGTACCCATGTACCACCAGAAACTTACTCAAGCCTTCGAATTCAAAGGAGCCCTACGTCCTGAGCAAAAAATAGTCAGGAATGAGGTTGCGGAGATTCTCAATCGAACTGGGTCTGTTATTTTGTCTACCCACGTAGGGTTCGGTAAGTCGATCTTAGCTACGTACTTTGCCTATAAGATTCAAACCAAGACCCTGATTATCGTAAATCGGTTAGTATTGATTAAGCAATGGACAGAAGTTCTAAATCAGTTCATCCAATCCCCTAAAATTCACGTACTCAAACCCAACGGAATCATTGACTGGGAATGTGACTTTTTCATCGTTAATGCTATCAATATTCCCAAAATCGGGTATATGCCGGAAATCGGCCTGGTCATCGTCGATGAAGTCCATCTTATTGTCTCAAAGGTGATTTCGTCCTGTTTTCAATATCTCACTCCGAGTTATCTGATTGGCCTTTCGGCAACTCCGTATCGGATGGATGGATTGGATGTTTTGTTAGACCTTCACTTTGGAAAAGAACGAGTTGACAGACAGCTCAAACGTGCCCATATCGTTCACCGGGTTGAAACTCGATTTACACCCAAGGTTTCCAAGCAACGAAATGGAAAAACCGATTGGAACGACATCCTCAATCAACAAGCAACCGATGAGAACCGGAACAACCTCATCGTGGAAATTATCGTTTCCAATCCCAATCTAAACTTTATGGTATTATGTAAACGAATTGACCAAATCAAAATTCTTCAAAAGAAGCTTGAAGAGAAGGATATCCCCGCTGAGTACATCTACGGGGATAGACAGCCTGATACTCAGAAACGGAATCGTATTCTTATTGGGACCACTCAGAAGTTGGGAACAGGGTTTGACGCTCCGTGGTTGAATGCCTTGCTTGTCGCGTCAGACCTAGAAGCATACTTCATCCAATACCTAGGACGGGTTTTTCGGAAAATAGAGATTGTCCCAACCATCTTTGATTTGGTCGACGATAACTCCATCTTACGAAAGCATTATAAGACCCGTGAACAGACTTATGTCAAACACGGGGGTCAAATTAGAAAATAATATTTTTTCAATAAATAAATGTCTGTGCTTAATTCGAAAGAAAACATTCTCAAAGCGTTGTCCACTCATCCGTTTGCACTTATTCGGCAGTGGGAAAGCTACAAAAAGGAAGAAAACTATGACGATTCCAAGGGTATCATGGGTCTATCTATTGGTTACTTTATTCTAGTCTTGTGCTTTGTCTTCTTACCCTTCATTCTGGCCATATATTATTTAATCAAGAATAGGTCTGTTCTACCTACTTGGGCACTCATATTGGGATGGGCGTTGTTGTTATCAGGATTTGCGATATTCGCATTATTAATTGCGGTTTTCGTTAAAGAGGATAAACCTGTGTATCCAATGGGGTACCCGATGGCGTACCCGATGGCGTACCCGATGGCGTACCCCCCAGGTTATCAGCAAAACCCCGCGCAGACTCGGTAACTCGATAATTAGACTGTAACAACTCCAGAGCCGTTGTAGGCGGAGTGGAAGAACGAGTCGGTAGTAATAAGTAGGAAACACCTGCGGTCTTAGGTAAACGTAATGGAGGGATTCGATTCATTTTCTTAATGGGAAAATGAATTTTAAATTGTAAACTGGCTGGTTACAATAACTTTTTGTAGTTATCGTCGTAGCGAACCTGATGAAATTCCCAATAATCTTTACTTCCAAACTTGAATGTGTCGGGTACAGGTTTAGCCTTATACCAGAAAATGCAATCTTCAAGGTTGTTTGAAGCGGTTTGATTATGGATATATAAAGCAGTATAATCGTTGGTGATTTGGTCCATAATATCACAAAACATTTTAAAGTCAGGAATAACCGACGCATAGTTTTCGTAGATCGACTTTCTGTACTTCAAATTAGGCTCTCTAAATATAAATGTACCATCTATACAAATTCTGAGAGTGGGTGGGATATCCATGCTGTACTGCATAGCCATAACAAGTAACATTTTCCAATGTCGTCCGTTCTTGAAAATATCTTGAAAGAGTGGGGTTTTGAAGATACCCGGTTGATCCATACAATCATCGAGAATCAACACATTCCAGGGGTTAGGAAGAAGTTGCTTGGCAAGACGTTGTCGACGTTTAAAATTTTGGATAGCATTTGTGTTCATTTGGTCAAAGATAAATGTTTCCGGAAACATATTGCTGTAAAAATGGTTGGAATCCTCTGTCCCGTTAATTACCATACCAGATGGAAAGATGTGCTTTTTGGAGTACAATAGGTCTCGAATAAGATACGACTTTCCGGTTTTGGGCTTACCGATAATTACGATTTTTGAACCACCCTGGTCGTACTCATTCATATTAGACGCATTAGGAGCAATGAGGTCTAAATCTAATTCCTTGATATTTAAAGTACTACTCATTAAGTATTTTAAATTTTCATAAGGAAGCCTTTAATTGGATTTTCTCCTTAATCTCCTTAATAACATAATTTATATCCCTTCCTTGCCAGTATATCGCGGATTTCCGCTATATTAATTTTAGGAAGGTCTAGGACCTTACACATCTCAAATATTTCGGTAAGTTCATCCCTTAAACTTTGTAAGATAAGTTCTTCTACCTCCGGGGTTAACGAAATGTCTTCGAGAAGAAGTTCTCGGACTATACCAGGGTCAAGAGAAAAATCTGCTTCCGGCGATGTTTCCGATGACGACATTGTTTAAAAGTGAAGAAGTGTGTTTTTAAATGAATGACTTGATTGTATCCATCGCAAAAGAAAGGCTTCTTCCAACTCAAGTAGGAGTCATCGATTATCCAAATGCAAATCTCGAGAATCAGCTGTATCATATGACGCTATTTTTGACCAGGGATATCTTGGAAACCTATATTCAACTATCCCATTTGAAGTACTCGGAGCAAATAACACTTGAACTCACCCTCATGCATCACTTTCCAACGGAATGGCTCAAGATAGCCAAACAATCCCCCAATCATCATATTCGGATTCAGAAAATCGTTGCTTTGTATGAAGTAGAACTTCCTGATGATATTATCACCCAAATTCAAAGGGTAATCGAGTTCTTGCTTTTTGAGATTATTGAAACCTCGGTCATCCGTTCGAACTTTCAACCACTTGCATCCCTTATTCCGCGATGGTTAAACGTAGGGATCCGTTCCGACCCTATTTTGAAAAACATTATTTATAATAGACACAAGATAGTATTGGTTTCTTCTCTCAAGACAAAGTCTAATATGCTTCAAATACACAGTTTACCGTTTTCAAATAAAGCTCAACGCCTACTTCGGGCTTTCATAGAGGAGTACGTTCGCAGGATTATTCGTTCACGTTCTAATCCGGAAAACCTCACTCTAGAGGATGTTAGAAAATATTTTAATAACTCCTAAAGGGTAAATAAAATAATGGCCAACTACTTTGATAGCGTACAAAACCTCGGTTCTATGCTTACCGATGAACAGAAGGAAGACCTGCGGCTGAAAGGAGAACAATTTTATGGGTCGATCGATATGGACCAGTATCGTCCCGTCCCAACCGAAGAGGCTCAACCCGAAAAGATTTTTACGTCGGAACAACTCGAACGTATCCAATACGGACAACTCGTAGTTGCCCTTAACTCTGGGCTCCTTGAAGACGACCTTACCGCCGAAGAGCTCGAAATACTAAAA